TCGCAGAATCTCGCATATACGATCAGTATGATGTCTATGAGCTGGACTTCCCCGAAGAACCCGACCTACTATTTGAGAGAGAGCAAGAAGAACAAATTGAATCAAACCGAATTAACAAAATAAACCAGGTAACTGACACCGCATATTTCTATGAACGAGAACTATTCAAACTTTGGTGCAGCGGAATGTCAGCGAGAGCCATCCACCGTCAAACCGATATCTCAGTCAGAGAAGTGCTACGAGTAATTAAACTAATGAAAGAAAGATGTACAACGAAATAATTGGAATTGCTTGTCTAAGCATTATCATCGTCAACTTCGGCAAACCAGCCGACCTACTCAAACGCTATCTCTACGGAAGCGACTTCTCCAAATGGAAACGAATGAAACCACTTGACTGTGCTTTTTGTTTGTCGTGGTGGTTGGGATTGTCTTTTTTTATATACACTTACGGATTTGTGGGTATCTTGTACGCATCCATCGCAACCGTAATCGTTGCACTCCTTGAAACAAAACTATGATAGAATTCATCCAGTCACTCCGCCCGGCATACGAGATCTACAAAAAAACACTCGTCTTCCAATTAACGCCTGAGCAATCCGCACAACTTCAGAATGTACATCGTGAGATATTTGGTCGCAATGTTCCAAACTGCTCAACCTGTGTGATTGAGTCGGTGTTCTCACTTTTGATATGGGCAGACCAAAAAGCATTGGAGTTGGCACAACTTGCCGATGATGAGCAGAAACCAAAACGCAAACGGAAATGACAAACAATAAACAAAGTAGCGTAGAGTTATTCATTGAGCAACTCGAAGAAAAGGGGAACGCCTACGAAGAAAACGAAGGAGGTAGAACCATTAATATTTCAATAGATATAAGTGATTATATGGAATTGAAAGTACAAGCCAAAGCAATGCACAAACAAGAAATTGTTGAGGCTTATTATATCGACAATGAAAAGAATGAAGGATTTGAATACTACAACGCAAAATTTGGAGGTAGCAATGAATAAAATAAGAGAATATCAATTACTCTATAAAAGAAGGAGGAAACAATGACTGAACAATATATCATCATAGATATTATCAACAAAGAATTTTTTAAAGATGTTGATGGCAATGTCAAGATATTTGACGAATACAATAATGTGTTATTGCATTGTGGTATTTACGAATTTGAAAACGCTTGGATATGTGAGTTAAAGCATAATCATATAGAAAACAATGACAAACAACAAACAACAAACGGCAGTGGAGTGGTTTGCTAAAAAAGTAATGCACTTGGATTGGAAATTCTCAAATCAAAAAGAAAAAGAAAAAATTATTCAACAAGCCAAAGAAATGGAGAAGGAGCAAAGGTCTATCAAACTACCAAGTGATTTGTTATGTATAAATTGTGATGAGTCAAAATCTTCTCACAATGTATGTATGGATTGCATAATTAAAATAGGTAGACAAAACATCGAACTACCAAGTGATGAGGAGATAGAGAAAGAATCTTTTGATTTGTACGCAAATCACAACACATACTCACTTAATGTTCGTCAATACAAAGCATTTAAGAGAGGTGCAAAATTCGTAATTGATAAAATACAAGGAGGTAAGCAATGAAAAAACTAATTATAATATTTCTATTTTCAGGATGCTCTCAAAATAAAACAGAGCATAAGTTAAAAGTTACAGATACAACAATCTACTATGATAGTATGATTTTAATAAATGAATCCCCTTAAACTAAAACTATGCAAACATTATCTACAATAATGCCACAAGACCATATCGTTGACACCAACGAAATGATATGAAACCCCACACCAAAATGTACCTAAACCATTTCGGATATGACATTAGTGACTTCATCCCTTGCGAGGTGTGTGGCAAAACTGCCATTGACATCCATCACATTGAAGCGAGAGGAATCGGAGGGAGCAAAGAGGCAGACAACATTGAAAACTTGATGGCGTTATGTCGTGAGGATCACTTGAAGTATGGTGATAAAAAACAACACAAGGAGTGGTTGAAATCCATTCACGAACAAAGATTGTCAATGGCAAAATAACTGTGAAATAACAGCGAGAATTATGGCAAATGAGCAAAACTTAAAACCCTTTCAAAAAGGTGGAGATCAAAGAATAAATCTGCAAGGTAGACCGCAGAAGCTCATCACTCAAATGAAGGACATCGGATATACCAAAACGCAGGTAGAAGAAACGATGTTGTCAATGCTTTCGCTATCACGGAAAGAACTGGAGAAGATAGACAAAGGGGATGAGTACACAATAATGGAACGCACGATTGCAGGTGCATTGCTGAAAGGTCACGACAAAAACTCCCTGTTCAACCTTGAGATGTTGCTCACACGATCACAAGGCAAACCAAAAGAAACCATTGACCAAACAATAGAATCAAAGAACTTCACTATAACACTAAATTTAGATGAGAGCAAACTGGAGAGATGAGAACATCCTACCACCTGAAGATGAACGACTTTGTGTGGTGAGTGATAACCAAGAAATCAAACACCTTGCCCGTTACATTGACGGTTATTGGATTGATGAATTCACAGGGAACTTTGTAGAGATGTTGTACTGGATGCCCATCCCGTTATTACCAAACGAATGAAAGTAATCCAGTCGGGGCATCTCGGTGATTTGATCTATTCACTTACGGCAACCAAGCGAGTTGCGGAGTTGCACGGTGCGGTGGATTTCCACATAGGATTCCGTGAGCAGAATACTGTTTCCGGTCATCCAAGCGGAGGATATTGTATGAACTTAAACTCATACGAATACATCAAACCATTGCTTGAGCATCAATCGTACATTCTAAGCGTTCAGATGCACTCACACCCCGACATTGATTATGACTTTGATAAGTTTAGGAATCACAGGTTGAATCTCGCTGCTGGTGATTTGAGGCGTAATCAGTTTCTTGTGTACCCCGAATTAATGACCGACCTTCACGAACCTTGCATTGAAGCGACTGAACCTATCCCATACTTTGCGGACAAGATACTTTTGAATTTTACATCTCGTTATCGCAATTACGACATCAACTACTTCCCACTCAAGGAACACAAGTGCGTTTTCTTTGGCTATGAAGATGAGTACAATGCATTCACGGATAGATGGCAGTTGGATTGTGAACTATTGAAATGTCAAGATGCTTTGATGTTGGCAACCATTGTCGGCAGTTGCAAGGCATTCATCGGCAATCAGTCAAGCACATACGCCATTGCAGAACAAATGAAAGTTAAACGATTGCTTGAGATATGCGTTCACTCACCGAATGTCATCCCCATCAACAATGGCTTTGACTATGTCACCAATCAAGCGTTCAATCACCTACTTAAAACTCTATGAAATTACTGATATTAACTGACGGAATGAATGGTGTTGTTTACCACCGACTATTCACGCCACACTTACGGATGCAAATTGACGGACAAGCGGATGTCAGCGTTTGCCAATCACAAGAGGAATGGCTCACACTTGATTACACCCAATTTGATGTGATCATCTTCTCGCGATGGCTTGGGGCAAAGCATTATGATGTGCTGAAAAAGATTGCTGATTCAGGCACTCCCTATGTCGTGGACATTGACGATTATTGGGTGCTACCAAAATACAACCCGGCATATTGGAACTATCGCAAAGGAATCAAGCAAGGCGTAAAGGATGCCATCAATTACGCTGATGCGGTGATCACCACAACTCCAGCACTTGCCAAAGAGATTCGGCAAATCAACGAGAATGTGACTGTTGTTTCCAACTGCTTGGATCTAACCCACAAACAATGGGAAGCCGAACCACAACCAAGAACCGACAAAATCAAAGTCGGATGGGTTGGTGGAGTTACACACGAGGAGGACTTGAAGCTCATTGCTGAGGAGATCAAAGGAATGGACATTGAGTTCTACATCTGCGGTTATACACCAGGAGAGATTTGGAATCGGATTGCCAAGAGTATGCCCGATGCTAAGATTGTGGAAGGCACAACCGTGTTTGAATATGGTGAGGTGTACAAGCACTTTGACATCGTGGTCGCACCCTTGCAAAATACCAAGTTTAACAACTGCAAATCGGAACTGAAGATACTGGAAGCGAGTGCCTACAAAAAGCCAATCATTTGTTCTGCGGTATTGCCTTACCTGTATCACACCGCAAACGATGGGGTGCTATTTCTTCCACGCAACCAATGGAGATCAGGCATTCAGAAACTGATTGATGCCGGTCACGGAGTTCGTCAGTCAATGGGTCAAAGCAACTACGACTACTGCAAAAAGCATCACAACCTTGCACTACACAACTTGACGAGAATGTCGGTGTATCAAAGCTTATGCAAATAAACTACACACGACCATATCTAACCAACTACCAAAAGGACATCCTTGACTGCGATGCCCGTTTCACTATTACGGCTGCATCAACCAAGACAGGCAAGACCGCATCACACATCATTTGGCTCTTTGAACAAGCACTCCAATGCAAGGATGGTCAGTCGGTGTGGTGGGTTGCTCCAGTATACCAACAAGCGGAGATTGCATTCCGAAGGATGAAGAACCAAGTCACGGACAAGAACTTCTTTATCAGCAACGAAACAAAACTATTGTTGACCCTACCAACGGGATCACGGATTGAATTCAAGTCAGGTGAGAAACCCGACAACTTGTATGGTGATGATGTGTACGCTGCGGTGATTGATGAAGCATCAAGGATGCGTGAGGAATCGTGGTATGCACTCCGTTCAACGCTGACCGCAACACAAGGCAAATGCAAACTGATCGGGAATGTCAAAGGCAAAAAGAACTGGTTCTACAAATTAGGTGAGAGAGCAAGGCAAGGAGAAGCCGAATACAAGTATTTCAAAATAACGGCATACGATGCAGCAAGGGAAGGCATCATCTCGGAGAAAGAGATTGAACAAGCAAAGCGTGATCTACCTGATTATGTATTCCGTGAACTCTACCTTGCAGAACCAGCAGATGACAAATCAAATCCGTTTGGCTTGGATGCAATCCGCAAATGTTACCGACCAATATCATCAATGCCGGTTGTTGCTTGGGGAGTGGATTTGGCAAAGTATTCGGATTACACGGTGATAATCGGACTGGATGCAAACAACTGTGTTTGTTTCTGCGAACGATTCCAAGCGGATTGGTCAGTCACTCAAGCGAGGATTGTCAAACTGATTGGCAACACACCATCGTTTGTGGATAGTACCGGAGTTGGAGATCCTATCGTTGAACAACTTCAGCGACTTTGTCAAAGGGTCAAGGGATTCAAGTTCACAAGCCAAAGCAAACAACAGTTGATTGAGGGACTCGTGATGTCGGTGCAACAAACCGATGTGTTCTTTCCTGAAGAACCGATTGGAAGTGAGATGGAGAACTTTGAATTTGAATATACAAGAACGGGTGTGCGTTATACTGCACCGCCCGGACTACACGATGACTGCGTGATGGCTCTTGCACTTGCCGTTGATTGCAAAGCTCACAATAGACCAGGAACATTTTACTTCGCATAAATATGAATTGGAAAAACATAACCATCCACCAACTGCAA